AAGGGCAGAATCGGTTAACCCCGATAGTATGTCCACCGAGGAAATGGAGAAGTATCTCAAGCAATCGGGTAACTGGTAGTTAACAGTAGTAAAAAATAGTAAATAGAGTGAAGTATAGCCATTATTGGTTATATAATCTCGAAACAACGATTATGGCAATAGCAAGTGCATTATCAACAACAACTACAGTCGCTCAAGCTATTAAAAATAGGTATTACGACAAATTGTTCCTAAAGATTGCAGAAGCAAAATTAGTTCACAAACAATTAGGGCAAGTAAACCGAAAAATAGAACAAGGCGAAGGTGGATACGGAACTGGTGTTGTTTACTGGACTAAGTGGGCAGATCTAGCATTAGTTACAGCAGGACAAGGAGAGGGCGTTCCAACAACAGCTCAATCAATGTCAGCAACTAACGTTACAGGATCAACCGCACAGTACGACGCAGCAGTATCTATTTCAGACATTCTTGCATACACATCATTCGGTGATGTTATGAAAGGAGCAATTGAGAGACTTGCATACAACGCAGGACTTTCAATCGACACAGTAGTAAGAAACGCAATCTCTACAACATTAACTGTTCAGAACGCAACAGGAGTAGCAGCAGCAGCTTGGACTTCAATCCCTGTTACAGGTTACTTAACTATTAACGAAATAAAGAAAGGTGTACGAACACTACGAAGAAACAACGCAATGGAACAGACAGACGGATATTTTGTAGCAGTAGCTCACCCAGATGTTTTATTCGACCTTATGACCGATGCAACAACAGGTGGATGGATAGACGCTAATAAATATACTGACGGTAACGCATCAAAGCTTCTAAAAGGTGAAGTAGGCAGACTTGGTGGAGTAAGATTCCTTGAAACTTCTAACGCTTATGTTAGAAATACAGGAGTAACTTCTTCATCTTCTATCTATGTAACAACAATGTTAGGAAGAGATGCATTCGGAGTAACTGACCTACAGAACCTAAAAACTTACGTTAAAGGGTTTGGTAGTGCAGGTGCAGCTGACCCAACGGACAAAGTTGCAACAGCAGGTTGGAAAACAACTTTTGGTGTAACTCCTTTGAACGCAGCATTCGGAATTAACTTGCACTCAACTGTAAGTACAACTGCTTAATAACGCCATTTAAGGGTTATTAGGATAACAATCAGGGTGGTGATACTAGTCAACCACCCTTTTTGTATGTTAAGATACTTTTCAGTAATTCCTGAACCCTAGCAAATGGGGCAAGGCACAAAGCATAAGCTTGGTGTCTTTTTTTTTATGTACAAACCTACTTGGCAGAAACACGAAAAAGATATGAAGTCTCTTAAGCCTAAAGAGGCGGAGAAAGCATTAAACGCTTTTATTGAAGAGCGAGAAAAGGAATTACAGAACAACCCATCAGCCAGACAATACGAAAAATCCCGCAGAGAATCATTAGCCAAAGACAAACCACAATGGGTTAAAGAAAAAAGAGCTAAAGAGAGCGAGGAATACAATTCAACACTTAATAGTTTAAAAAGTTTAAAGAAAGGTGGAAGTTACCAATATATGATTAAGCCTAGCCCAGGGTATGTACTAGTACAACCCGATAAACAAGAGAAAGAAAAGATAATAAGTGGAATTATAATAGCCACAGATATAGACGAGAAAGGAAATAACACAGGCAAGGTTATAAGTGTGGGTGGTGAGTTGGCACTGGCTAAAACAGTAATGCAACCACCCGTTCAAGAAAACGACTTAATAATGTATAAATGGTTTGCAGGGATGGATGTGAATATCAAGGGTGAGAACATGAAACTTATGCAATTTACAGACATACTAGGAAGATTTGAAAAATGAAAAAGCCAATAGTAAGTGTAATAATAACAACCCACGAGGGCAGGAAAGACCGATGCAGAAAAGCAATAGAAAGTGTACTTAATCAGTCCTATACACTATATGAGATTATAGTAGTTGATGATGGCTCTAAAGATGGCACACCAGCAATGGTTGAGAGTTTTAAAGATGACAGAATTGTTTTTGTGAAGAGGGCTGAAAACTTTGGTAATGATACTAGACCTAAGAATGAGGGAATATTAAAAGCTAAAGGTAGGTACATAGCATTTTTAGATTCGGATAATGAGTACAGAAAAGACCACCTACAGATATTAGTTAACACAATGAATAGAGAAAATGTTGATGTGGTATATGGAGATAGATATATTGTATATGAAGATGGACAATCACCAAACAGTGTAGGTGTAAAATCAAATTATAACCCTTTTCTGTTGCTACAACAGAACTATATAGACACAAGCGATGTGTTAATAAAGAGACAGGCATTATATGCCGTGGGAGGGTTTGATGAGAGGTATAAAAAGTTTGTAGACTGGAACTTATGGGTAAGAATGACTAAGTACGGGCATAACTTTATAAGAGTGCCTAATATTATAACTAATTACCACATACACAAAGATATGAAGTCAGCAAGAGAAGAGGATCAGATAGACTGGAAAACCCCAGCATGGAACCCTTACGACTGTAAGATAAGGTTACCCCACCTAGGGCAAGTTAAAGCACCTAGAGTTGCAGTATACTCAATTACATACGATAGACTAGATTTTACAAAGAAGTGTTTTAAGAGCTTGCATAAGACTGCAGGGTATAAGTTAGATCATTTTGTTATAGATAATGGTAGTACCGATGGCACTAAAACATTTTTAAAAGAGAGTGATATGTTTAAGCAGATAATTCTGAATGAGGATAACAAAGGAATATCAATAGCGAGTAATCAGATTGTTAGCTTAATCAAAGAAAAAAAGAAATACGATATTATAATAAAGGTTGATAACGACGCACTATTCAAGAGTGATAACTGGCTAAAGAAAATGATAGAGATATGGGAGAGTAACCATAGAATGGTATTAAGTTGTTACATTGAGGGGTTAGTACACAACCCAGGGGGAGCACCTAGAGAGGCTTATGGTGACCTATGCGGTGAGTTGATTGGAATGACTAAGCATATAGGCGGTATCTGCCATTTTGTTGATGCTAGAGCTTATGATCATTTCGCTTGGGACGAGAACTCGACCTTGCACGGGTTACAGGACTTAGAGTTTTCTAACTACTTAACAAGTATAGGCTTTCAGCATGGGTACTTAGAGAATTATTATTGTGAGCATATATACGGTACCGATGAACAGGCTAAGCTATACCCTGAATACTACGAAAGAAGAAAAAAAGAGAAAATGACCAAGTATAATAAAGAGGTAACCGATGTTAGGAACACTAGCCCAGACATTAATTCAATAGAACATTGGGATAGTCTATATAAACAAGAACTACAACAAGACCCTAACCTGCGAAATGATATATTTTCCTTTAGTCTTGTAACTAAAGAGCTAAAAGACACAGGTAACTTACTTGATGTAGGTTGTGGGAACGGGTATTTACTAGGCTATATTGATATATTCAAACAAAGCCTTGATACTTATGGTGTAGATATATCAAAAGAGGGCTTAAGAGTGGCAAAAACAAGGTGCAAAGCACAATTAAAGGTAGGCAATATATTACAACTACCTTACGCAGATAATGAGTTTGAGCAGGTAGTAAGTACCGAGGTATTAGAACATATAGTCGAGATTAAAAAAGCCATAACAGAGGTAGCAAGAGTAACTAAAAAGGGCGGTAAATTAATTGCAATGTTTCCTTATTATGACACCGTGCCTAGTGATGAGCATGTCAATTTTTTCACAGAAAAGAGTGTTAAGGCACTACTAAAACCTCACTATACAGATATAAAGATAAGTACACACATACACCCAACAATAAGGACATACAAAACAGGTGTAGGTGAAGATTCAGTATTATTTTTAGTTACGGGGGTTAAAGCATGATTAAAACAGTGGTACTAGATTTAGATGATTTTTCGATCCTGCGTAGTCGAATGGATATACTGGAGAAAATTAAAGAACACTACCCAAAGTTTAAGGTTAGTTTATTTACAATCCCCTTTGATTACGAGTATGAAATGGGGAGTATTAGAATTAATAGGGAATCCGCACTCAAAAGCATACACAAAAACCTAGACTGGATGCAGATAATACCACACGGACTACTACACACACCAAACGAGTTTGAGAACGCAGATAGAAAAGCAACTAGACTGGCATTAAAAGGGATAAAAGAACAGTTCAAGAAAGACGGGTTACCCTATGTTAAAGGGTTCAAAGCACCACAATGGCTATGGAATAAGGCAGTTGTTAGTGTACTAAACCAAGAGGGTTATTTTGGTGGGGTGGATAGAAATCAGCCTGACATGTTAAGGACTAAAAAATACTATGAATATGATTACTCACTAGATGAACCATTCTGGCAGACTAAACAAGAAACTATAAAACTACACGGACACATGACAAGACCAAGCACGAATAATATCGAGGATTGTCTACTCAACTTTTTCAAGTTACCTAACGATGTAGAGTTTAAGTTTGTAACAGATTATCTGGAGGATAAGGAATGATTAACATTGTAGCTTACCCCAATGCTAGTGGTAGCAGATATTGGCGTTTAGAAGATCCATTCAAATATTTAAATAAAACAGGTAAGTTCAATGCAATCATAAGCACAGAGGGTATAACCGATAAGATGGCGAAACAGGGTGATATACACATCCTCCAAAGTTGTGTCGATAAAGAGGGTATTGCATTATTACACTATTACCAACAAGAGCAGGGGAAGAAGATAATAACAGAGGTTGATGATTTTTTAGAGATTAACAAAGATAACCCACATAGTAAGGAGCATGAAATGGTACAAGCTAGGGAGGTTATAGAGATAACCATGGGTATCGCTGATGCAATCACAACAACCACACCATATTTGGCTAATAAACTAAAAAAGTTTAACAATAATACTTATGTACTACCTAACCTAATGGACATGGAAAGGTGGGACGGTACAACCTCAGATAATACAAGCGATACTATAAGAATAGGCTGGTGTGGGAGTATTACACACCTAGACGATATTAAAAGTGTAGTAGAGCCATTAAAACAAGTATTACGTGAGAACAAGAATGTACAATTAGTGTTAGTAGGTGACCTAAGGTTTAGAGAATTATTTGAGGGTTATAATGTGGAGTGTATGTTGGGGGTACCCTTTAGTTTTTACCCCACTAAATTAAGAGGGTTAAGGTTTGATATAGGGATAGCACCACTAATTGATAATGAGTTTAACAGATGTAAGAGTGCAATAAAGTTTTATGAAATGGCTATTGCTGGGGCTACCTTTGTAGGTAGTAAAACAGTTTATAGTGTTGAAGTTGTGGACGGTGAAACAGGTTTTATTGTTGAGAGTGGGCAAGAGTGGGTTAATACCCTTAATATGCTTATAAAAGACAAAAGAAAGAGGAGTTTAACGGCTAAAAATGCTAAAGCCTTTGTATTAGAACAAAAATCACTAGAAAAGGGGATCAACAAATGGACTAGTTGTTATTCTAGCGTTTTAGGGCTAAAATAATAACAAAGCTAAACGAGTAATTAACTTGCAAGCACTCTTAATGAGTGTTTTTTTTATATGGATACAGTTTTTAGGTCAATAAGCAGTGAAAGTACACCCACAATCCAGTCTACTGAAAGTGAATATATACCCAATGACTCGGGAGGTGTTGAGAGTGCGGATGATATACGCCCACTTGATGACTATCAAAAGGGTGAATCAGTGCTTGAAGCACTAGATATTGATGATTCTATAAGCAATATGCCAGAGAATGATAAAAATAACATAGGTGAGGTCGAAAATTACATAAAAGATATTATTAAAAACAAAGGGCTAACACCAACCGCTAAGACATTTAAACGAGTTTTAAACGATGTAAAGGGTGAAATGGGTATAGATAAGGATACAGAGCCTAGCATCGTTCTTGAGCGAATTTCAGGGGTTATACGGGGGTATAAAAGCTTATCATTCATTAAAGAACCATCGGAAAGAAAAAGAATGTTTATAAAGATGTCAAAAATGGAAACAGTAAAAGAAATGGATAGTTATATTATGGAACAAATGGAGAGGGGGCAAGTATGGCAATAGATAATCGTACAGTACCTTACAGTGAGAACTGGAGAGGGAACAGTAGTTTTGATAAAGATTTACAGGTCAATGCG